CTCGGCCTCGTCGTCGGCGCTGACGCCGAGGTAGGGCCGGGCCGGGATCGTCACCGACTTCGCGAAGACCGCCTCGCCGCCGAGCGAGAAAGCCAGGGCCTCGCCGTTGCGAGGGACGATCGTGGCGCCGAACTGGTGCACGGCGGCCTGGACCTTGTTCGTGCCTTCCTCGACCTGGTGGCCGGAGACCTTGTAGGTGATCGAGCCCATCAGGCCGCCGGCGTTGCCCAGCTCGCGCAGGATGCCGGGGCCTTTCTTCGTCGCGGCATAGGCCGGGTTCAGCGGCGCCCAGGCCGAGCCGTCGGGCGCCCGTTCCTGGACGAACCGTTCCTTCGTCGACTGCACCAGGTGCAGGCCGATGTTCTTCAGCGCCGGCTCCGGCCGGCGGCCGAGGGATATGAGACGCTCCAGCGCGCGATCGACCTCGGCGCTGTCCAGGCGGATGCGGGCGCCGCTCACCCTTGCCTCCGCGACCGATCGGCCCCATCTTTGCGGGCACGACGGCACCGGCGGGATGTGGCCCCAGCAACCGATGCCCGGCGGCGCGCTGGCCACATCGGCGCAGCCCCCATCACTTCCGCTTCCAGAGCAGGCGACCGACGCGCTGGCGCTGCGCGTAGCCGGGATCGCGTGCCGGGATCATCGTCCAGGCCTCGAAGACGCCCTTGCGCGCCTGCGCCACCATGAGCAGCGGCCGGGTGCGGTCGAGCTGGACCAGCTTGACCAGGCGCTTGCGCAGCTCGACCTTGCCCGTGCCCTTGTGGCGCTCGAAGGCGAGCCAGATCTCGGCCGGCTCGTCGAGCAGCTCGGGCAGGAACGGGACGAAGGGCGCTCGGCCGAGCGGCAGATGCTCGGCGAGGCCGGCGGCGTTGACCAGAAGGCGATCGCCGTCCGGCAGGGTGACGAGGCGCTCGGCGCCGCCGATCGCCGTCTCGATCTGTTGCCGCAGCTCGTCGATAGACCCGGCGGCGGGGCCGAGCTTCGCCTTCGGCGCGTCCACCGGGATCGTGGCCGGCAGGCCGGCGCTCTGCCAGTCGCCGGGCGTGAGCTGTTCCCAGGCGGCTGCGCCCTGCGCGCGCCAGGCCGCCATCGCGTCGTCGGTCAGCCGCCGGCCGTAGGCCGCTTCGCCGACGTTGTACGCCCAGCCGGGATCGATGCCGCGCGGCACCTCGATCGTCTGGCCGGTCCGCTTGTCGAGGTACTGGTAGGTGCCGTCGTCGGGCGCCTGGTCGGGACCGCTCTTGCCGAGGCGCTGCAGCTCGCGCTTCGTGATCGCCTCGACGTAGCAGCTGCAGCCCCAGCCGTTCGGCGGATAGTGCGTCTCCCACCAGGGATCGTCGGCGGCCAGCACCAGGCCGTCCCAGGCCTGGTGCTGGTGGCGCGGGTTGAGGCTGCCGCCGTGGCGATAGCGCCAGTAGGGCCGATAGGACAGCACGTCCGGATCGGTCATCTGGGCGTAGCGCCCGGCCTGGTAGGCGGTGTCGAGGTTGGTCTGGTAGATGACGCGCGTCCGCCAGCCGCGCCCACCGTTGTAGGTCCAGCCGTAGCGCTCGACGATCCGGTCGAAGTCCCGGCGGAACTCCTCGATCGTGCTGCCGCTTTCGATCGCCTTGCCGATCGCCACCTGGAAGTCGGCCAGGAGATCGTCGCGCATCGCGCCGGCGACCATGAAGCCGCGCGTGTGGGCGCCTTGCCAGAGATCGTCCCAGCGCCGGGTCGGGATCGGTACCTTCTGGCGCCAGTAGGCGATGGCCTCGTCGAACGGCAGGCCGAAGGGGTCAGCCATCGATCACCCCGGCCCGGCCGGCCAAGTCGGCAGCGGCCATCGCCCGGGCCATGATGTCGGCCAGCTCGTCGAGCGGCATGTCCGGCTGGATCTCCAGGAGGCGCTGCTGCAGCTCGGCGAGGTCGCCGGTTCCTTCGACCACCTTGCGGATCTCCTCGACCAGGCCGCCGAGCAGGCCTGCCGCCTCCGCGTCGAGGCGCTCGGCCAGGCGCTCGGGCGCCGGCTGCTGTTGCGGCGCCGGCCGGGCCGGAGGAGTTGCCGCCTGGGTCGCGAGGGCGGGCGGCTCCGCCGCCGGCGGCGCTGGAGTTGCCGCCGGCGGAGCCAGCAGCTCGGCGTCCTTCTCGGGGTCGGCGAAGCCCAGCTTGTCGCGGACCTCGCTCATCTGCACCTTGAGGCCGAGCGGCACGAGCTTCTCCAGGGCCCCCGACATGACCGTGACGTCGACCGTGTCGGCGCGGCCGATGACGATCCGCGGATAGGCCCGCTGCGGACCGCGGGTCAGGTCGATGATCGGCCGGACGAGCTGGCGGTTCAGCGTCGCCGCCAGCTGCCGCGCGTCGGAGCGCTCGATGTCCTTCTGCACCTCGCGGTGCTCCTGGCTCACCGCGTGGCCGCCGGCGATCGCGTCGGTCGTCGTGGTCTGGCCGAGCACCGCCTTGGAGACCTGCTGGTCGAGCCAGTCGCAGCGCGCCTGGTAGAGCTGTGCGTTGGTCGCAGCACCCTCGGCCTTGACGAACTCGACTTCCATCCCCTTGGGGATGATCGCGGCGCAGTCGCTGGCGATGTTCGCCACCGCGTCGTAGAGCACCTGGCGATCCGCTTCCGTGGTCTCCGGTCCATAGCGGCCGAGGCGCAGCGGCTGGCCGTAGGTCTCGCAGAAGATCGCCCAGTCCTTGGAGGCGAAGGACTTGAACATCCAGGACCAGGCGGCGATGCGCGCCAGGCCGCCGCGGATCGGCAGGCCCGACTTGGCCTTGTGGACGTGGACGATGTACTTGAAGGGCGTCAGCGGCTGCGGTCCGCTGTCGCTGCGCAGCAGCAGCGTCCTGCCGTCGGTCCGGTCGATCTCGAACCAGCGCGGGTCCCGCCATTCCAGGCGGCTCGGCAGCCAGCGCTGGCCGTCGACCAGGTCCCAGACGATCTCGGTGGCGCTGTACCCTTTGCCGATCCCGTCCAGGACGTCGAACAGCTCGTCTTCCAGCTCGTCCCGGGCGAGCCACTCCCGGATCAGGTCGGCGTCCTCCTGGTCCGGCTTGGCGTCGCTCGCGGCTTCCACCGTGATGTCGAGCTGCGCGATCGCGCGCTTGCGCGTGCCCAGGACGCCGAGGTAGTGGAGGTCCTTCTCCTCCATGTCCTCCGCCAGCTCCAGCTGCCGCGTCGCGTCGCCCGCTTCCGCCTCGCGCAGGATCTGCGCCAGGCGCTGCGGCGTCAGGCCGGCCGACGGGTGGTCGGCCAGGATGCTGCGCACCCCGGCCAGGGTCGGCGTCGCCTCTTCCCGGCGCAGCGCCCGGCGATCGATCTTCAGCGGCCGGCCGTACTGGTCGACGAGCCCCACCATCAGTAAGCCCTCCCACGGAGTGAGCGCCGGACCCTGCGGTCCGGCTCGTCGTCGTCATCGAAGCGGGGCCGGCGTGGCAGGGAGAAGCCGCCGGCGGACTGCTCCCGCCCCGCGCGATCCGGCCGCACCGGCCGGTAGTCGTAGGTGACCGCCCCCCCGACCGCCGCCGACCACAGCATCTCCAGGCAGTCCAGGCCGTCGTCGTGGTCGACCATCGGGAAGTGCCGCATCTGGTCGAGCAGCGCTGTGAAGCGCGGGTGCAGCCGGATCAGCCCGTTGGCGACATGCGGCTGCAGGCGCTCGATGCGCAGCGCCTTGTCGGCGATCGGGATGACCGGCACCGCCGGCACCGGAATGCGGCGCGCGGCCGAGCGCTTGACCAGCTCGGTGCGGAAGAACTCCTGGAACTGCACCGCCTCGACGACCCACTTGGCGCAGCGGTACTCCTCCTCGAGGAGGATGATGTCTTCGATGATCCGGTCCGGCAGGCGCTTGCGGATCGAGGCCTCGACCACGTCGAGGACGCCGGTCTCCCGATCGAGGCCGCCGACCAGGATGGCCGAGGGATCGCGCCCTCGGTTCGCCTTGCCCAGGCTCGGGTCGCAGGCGCCGAAGAAGATCCAGGAGCTGAGGCGCTCGACCCAGAAGGTCACCGTTCCGAAGAGCGCGTCTTCCTTGCTGACGGGGTCGTTCTGGTACTCGCTGTCGAAGGCCGAGGTGCCGATCCGAACGCGGGTCTTCATCAGCTTGACCAGCGGCTGCACCGCCGGCCACAGCACCTCGGCGCCCTGCTCCATCTCGGCCCGATGCTCGGTGTGGAAGGCATCCGCTTCCTCGACGCCTTCGTTGCGCAGGACCTCCTCCCAGCGCTCCCAGAGGTCCATCCGGTCCGGCCAGCGGACCACCGCCTGGAAGATCGTCGCGCGCCACAGCGGGTTGCGCGACTTGCGGGCGGCGACGGCGTCGTAGTGCAGGAAGGTGTTGACGTAGATGAGGTCCATCGAGCCGTCCGGGGGGCCGAGCGGGTCGACGGTTTTGTCCAGCCACTTCTCCAGCTTGTCGCGCTGCTCCGGGGCGCGGACGTTCTCGTCGTTCTCCAGGTCGTCGCAGACGACCAGGTCCGGCCGCTGGGCGCCGTGCCGGAAGCCGCGCAGCTTCTTGCCGCTGCCGCCGACCTGGATCTTGGCGCCGTTGCGCAGCACCGCGACGCCGACCTGCCAGGTCGGGCCGGCGCCGCAGAGGTCCGGGAAGTCCTGCGCCAGGCGCGGGTTGACCTCGATCTCCGCCTTGATGCCCTCCAGGATCACGGCGGCCTGGTCGAAGCTGTCGGACAGGATGACGGGATAGCGCTTGTAGCCGTAGGCCAGGCACCAGATCACGAAGAGCTGGCCGGCGTAGGTGGTTTTGGCGTTGCCGCGGGGTGCCGCGATCAGCTCGCGCGCGCCGCCGGCCGGATCGAGGGC